TGTAACTTTCCTCGCACCTGAAATTTTCGAAAAAAATAAAATTGAAAAAGTTTCCAGATTCAAAAAATAGTCAGCGGTTCAAAAAGTTAAGATTAGGAGATCAAAATGAAAGAATTAAAATATTACGAAGATTTATTTAAAAGTAAAGATAAAAGTGATGTTTTTCAAATGAATCATGATTTCCTTGAGGATTTAATTGATACGAAAAAACAGATTGAAAAGATAAGTCACTTGCCACTAGTCATCGTTCATAAAACAGATTCTACAAAACAAAAGATTTCTGAAGCAGCTAAGGTAATCACCAAGTTGAAACAAGTCTATGCCAATCAGATTATTGTCTTGAATAAAATACTAGGGAATAATTCTGCGGATCCTGATAATGGAGATCCAATCGATAAATTCAAAAATAGACATCAAATAGACAATGAATAAGATTGACTTAAAAAATACAACCATTAATGGTGTTCATTCATATTTTCTAGACTATTACAAAAAAGTCATGATAGAGGGATGGGTTGCTGGTCAAGAAGTTAGAGCTGTACTTCAACTTTGTTTTGAAGATTTAAAGATTTATCACTATGATTCATCAAATGCCCACGTGAGAATCGAGTTTACTGAAACTCTTTGTAAACAATCAAAGAATAGATTTTATGGAAAACCACTCAAGCTGATGAAATGGGAGAAAGCACTTCTAGAAGTTATTTACAGTTTTAAGAAGCCCAATGGATTAAGAAAGTATAAACAGATTCTATTATTAATTGCGCGTAAGAACGGAAAAACAACACTATCAGCTGCAGACTGCAACACTGATCTATTCATTGGTAGTGGTGGCCAAGACATATGTTGTTCATCCAATGATGATGCACAAGCGGATTTAGTGTTCCAAGAGATTGACAGCATGAGAGAAGTTATTGATCCAGACGGTAAACATACACGTAGAAACAAAAAAGGACTCAAGAACTTAGGAAATAGATCGAGAGTCTTTAAGATATCAGAACGTCAAAAGAACAAAGAAGGGCGTAATATTACAAAAGCAATCATCGATGAAGTTCATGAGATGCGTGATAATACAATCTTTATGTCAATTTGGCAATCGACTTCAGTTGTAGATGATCCAATCGTATTTGAAATTACCACTGAAGGCACCGTAGATGGTGGTTATCTGGATAAGAGATTAGCTTATGCAAGAAAAGTATTAAAGAAAGAGATTGATGATGAAGATTTACTCCCATGGTTATACACTCAAGATTCAGAAAATGAAATTTGGAGTAATCGTGACAGTTGGTGGAAATCAAATCCATCCATTGGAGTCATTAAGCAATGGGATTACCTGGAAAAGAACGTTGAAAAAGCGCGAACTTCTAGAGAAGATAGAGCATTCATTCTTTGTAAAGATTTCAATATTAAGCAAAACAAAGCTATCGCATGGCTGATGCACAACGAAATAGAGAACCTAGAAACATTTGATTTTGAGGAATTTAGAGAAGGGTTCTATATAGGCGGTATCGACTTATCCGAAACAACAGATTTAACAGCTGCATCAGTATTGATTCAAAAAGGACAAAAGAAATACTTTGCAGTCATGTATTTCATTTCAGAATCAAAAGCAAATAGTGAGAATAATACAAATCTAGAAAGAAAAGACTATCACAGTCTGGCGCAAAAAGGGTTAGTTAGAATTCTACCTGGTAATGAAGTGACGTATGAAGCAGTTACTCAATGGTATTGGGAGCTTTATGAAAAGTATCGTTTAAAACCATTCAAGTTCGGCTACGACCAATGGAATGCTAAGGGTTTAATCAAGGACTTAGAATATAAGTTTGGCCAAGGTGTCACTGAAAAAATCAGAATGGACTTCATGGCAATGAGTAATCCTATGAGATCTCTCGGAGCTGACTTCAAAGACCATCAAGTCAACTATCAAAACAATGAACTGACAAAGTGGAATCTTAAGAATGTCGCAGTTAAAACTAATAATTCAGGGTTAATCATGCCCGTTAAAGTACAGTCATCATCCAACAGAATAGATGGAGCTGTATCCATGATAATTGCATATGCAGTTAAATCGATGTACCAAGCAGATTTTGAAACATTAATGAATAAGGGTGGTGAGTAGTATGGGATTCGGAGATCTATTAGCTTCGTTATTTAGGAAAAAAACAGATCCAAGTGGAAAAACTTATAGTCAAGGTAACTATTTAGCATCATCACCTGCGCTAAATGTATATGAAGCATCGGTAGTTAGAGCTTGTATTCACACCATCGCAGAAGAAGCTTCAAAGATGATTTTAAAATCAGTCAAAGTTAAAAAAGGTCTTGTTGAGACGAGTCAAGATGAGATTAACGAACTTCTAATGGGTAAACCAAATGATTTGATGATCTTAAAAGACATGCTTTACTGGACAGCATATAAGTTAGAAGTGAAATCTAATGCATACTGGTATCCAGAATATAGCGTTTACAAGTTCGGGAACGGTGAAGAAACAATTAAGCTCACAGCTATCTATCCAATCAATTCAGAATCAGAAGACATGGTATTTGATGAGAAAACCAAGAAGTATCATCTTGTATTCAGAATCGTAAATGGTGGGACCTATAGCGTTCCTTATGAAGAAGTCATTCATTTTAGAAAACATTTTGGGGATAACTACTATTTTGGAAATGAATCTCGTGTAGATCTTCTCAAAAAACTAAAAATTTATGACCAAGTAACTACATTAATGCCAAGATCGATTGAATCATCAATGCAACTTAAAGGAATTCTGAGTGCTAAATCACAAATGGGGGAGTCAGCACTAGAGAAATTCAAGACTGACTTCGAAACAAACTTAAAAAAAGGTGCAGGTGCATTCGGTGTACTTGGAGTTGATGGTAAGTTCGATCCACTAAATACATCATCTCAAATCGTAGATGAAAAAATACTTGAGCACCTAGAGAAGACAGCATTAATGAATTTCGGAGTTTCGATGAAAATATTGACCGGTGATGCTACCGAAAACGAATGGCAAACACTGTATCAAAAAAACATTGAACCTCTAAAAATATCTATTGAACAAGCATCTACTCACGTTTTATTTAGTCCTAAAGAAAGAAAAGCAGGCAAACAAATAAAAGTCTATGATAAGTTAGTAAATCACTTATCAATGAAAACAAAGCTTGAAATCATCAAGTTGATGGGACCAAATAACTACATATCCAGATCTGAACAAAGAGATCTAATAGGATATGAACCAGATGGTGGAGAAGATCGTGTGTCATTAAATTACGTTAATCAAAATTTAGCTGATAAGTATCAGGTAGATACTGAAAGTAACGAAAATAAGGAGGATAAAGATGGATCCAATTAAAGAATTAAGAGCTAGAAGATCATTTAATCTAGTTGACATTAGTATTGATGAAAACACTGAAGAAGGAACTGCAACAATCGAAGGATATGCTGCAGTATTTGAATCTGAAACTGTGATTGGAAATGATTGGTGGATTGAATCAATAGCTAGAAGTGCTATCAAAGACTCAGCTTTAGAGGATGTTGTACTACTAGTGAATCATGATGACTCAAAAATTGCTCTAGCTAGATCTAGAAAAAACAACAACAGTTCAACATTGCAACTTGTAGTTGATGAAAAAGGTCTCAAAATCAAAGCAAGTCTAGACATAGCAAATAACAGCGATGCTAAAAACTTGTATTCAGCAGTTAAGCGTGGAGACATCAGTGGTATGTCATTCATGTTCCAGGTAGCTGCTCATGAGTGGAGTAACCTTGGAGAAGACACTCCAAAAAGAAAAATTACTGAAATTTCAAGAGTCTATGAGGTAAGCGCAGTGAATTTCCCTGCTTACGGAGACACTGAAATATATGCAAGACAAGCATCTGATACGTTGGAGAACGAAAAAAAGGCACTGGAGAGTGCCCGATCAGCATTGTTGGTGAACAATGAAAATCTTGAGTTAGCAAAAAGAAAAGCCTTGTTCAAAATTAAAAATCTAGGAGGATTATAAAATGACAATTTTAGAACAAATTCAAGCAAAAGAAAAAAGAATGAATGAGATTTCAACAGAGATTGAAACCGCTCAAGACATTGAGAAAATCACATCACTCACAAGTGAATATGAAAAACTCAATGAAGAAAGATCCACTTTACAAAGAACATTAAATGTTCAGGCTGTACAAGTTACTCAAATTGGTAACTTAAATTTAAGAGGTGCTGCAGGTCAAGGCACTCATGAAGAAGTATTAGATTCAAGATCAACACCTGAATATCGTAGAGCATTCATGAACTACGTTAGAAGTGGTGGTTCAGTTCCTGCTGAATTAAGAGCAGATGCAACAACATTAACATCCGATGTCTCAGCTTTAATTCCAACTACAATCATGAATCGTGTAGTTGAAGAACTTGAAACATATGGCAATGTTTTCCAAAGAATCACAAGAGCTAATGTTCAAGGTGGAGCTAGAATTCCAATTAGTTCCTTAAAGCCAGAAGCATCATGGGTTGCTGAAGGATCTGTTTCTGAAAAGAAAAAGCTCTCTGCAAGCACTTATATTTCCTTTGGATATTTCAAACTTCAAGTACGTATTGCAACTTCATTAGAAGCTAGCGCTACAACTCTTGACCAATTTGAAAAGTTAGTTGCTAGAGCAATCACAAGAGCGATTGTTAAAGCAGTTGAAGCAGCTGTATTCACTGGATCTGGTACAGGTCAACCTACAGGTTTATTGGTTGATACAAGAATCGTTGCTGGTCAAAAGTTCAACTTCACATCAGCAATGGCAACTTTTGATGGATGGATGAAGAACTTCATTTCAAAAATCAAGAATGCATATTCTACTCTTCCAGGTAATGCAATTTATGTAAACAAAGCGACATGGGATATTTACATGGCTGGTATGGTTGATTTACAAGGCCAACCGGTTGCACGTGTTAACATGGGCATTGCTGGAAAACAAGATAGAACATTCATGGGCTATCCAGTTGAAATCGTTGATTATCTTCCAAGTTTTGATGCTGCATCAGTTGCAGACGTATTCTTAGTGTTCGGAGATATTTCTGAATGGGTATTGAATTCAAACCTTCAATTAACATACAGAAAGTACTTCGATGAAGATACTGATGAATGGATTGAAAAATCAACATTGATTGCAGACGGTAAAGTCGCAGATGCAGCAGGTTTCGTTATGCTGAAGAAAGCTACTGCCTAAGCAATAGAATTTAAGTTTTAAACAATATGAAAGCAAGGGTGATTATATTATGACACTAGAACAATTTGTTGATGAGAACGTGAATCATGTAGCATATGCTGCAGGTCTTGATGTCAGTGATATTGACACAAAGAACCAAGTCAAGAATCTTATGGAATCAGGTATTGAAGATATGATTTCTAATGGAGTTTCTGAAGAGATTATTAAAACAAAGAAGCTAGCAGTAATCGCCCTTGTTCAATATGTTGTAGATAACATGACTACGACACCAGGTGGATTTATTACATCAAAAGTATATCAATCGAATGTGCAGAAGCTGAAATACTTGACAGTACCGGTGGCTGAAACATGATCCTAAATGCGACTATTTACTTGTTCGATATTGCTTCATCGCAAGATGATACAAACGGAGAAAGAGTTAGAACCATCACTGCACATAAAAAAATCAGAGGTGAAAAGAGTACTGTTGGGGCAAACACATTTTGGAATGCTAAAGAACAACAAATCACATTGCTCGCTTCGATTCAAATCAATGAAAAAGCATATACATTTCAAAAGTATGTCTATTTCAAAGATAAAAACGTAGGTAAGGCGTATGAAATATACAATACTGCCAAGGGTGATTCACCACAAAACATTCGTCTAAATCTTCAGGAAACTCAAGAACCAGGTTTAAAGGAGTTGATCGAGAATGCCATTTGATAATGATTATCTATGGAATATGTTCAAACACTTGAAAACTCAAGCAAAACCAATTTTTATGGAAGAGATGTCTGAGGATTACAAGAATCATCCAAAGACTTACATCGTAATTGATCGACAAACATTTGATGAACCATTACTGAGAGGTGATGGGAAAGCAATTTTAAGAACAAGTTCATTTGCGATTCGCATCAATTCAAGATCCAAAGCAGCAGCATTTGAAACCTCACAATCATATATTCAAGTATTAAATCAAAACAATATAGACTACATCAACTCTGGAAACACCTTCGATCCTTATTCTGGATACCATACAATAACATTGGAAGGAAGTGTGCCATATCATGTCTAAACTCGATATTGAAGCTGATATGCAGTCTATTATTGAAGAGTATCGAAAAACAACATTACGGCCAGCGATTGAAAAAGCTTTAGATAAAGCAGCAGATCATATGGTTGGGATTCTACGAAATGAAAGTCCTGTTGGTGAAGACAATCCACATTTTAGAGATGGTTGGATAGTCAAGAGAGACTATAAAGGTGTTAGGTACGTAGGAAATACTAAGACAGTTCCTTTCTCTGAAGGGAATCGCGGATTAAGAGAAATTCCACTATCGAACATCCTAGAGTATTCTCCTAGCAGCAAGCATAAGGGCTTTATCGGTAGAACAGTTAAGAGAAATGCGGAAGCGATTAGAAATGTTTTTGCATCAGAACTAGAAAAAGGAGCGTAATATATTATGCCAAAAACAAACGAAGTTCAATTCAATATTAAGAACGTCAAATTCGCTGTAAAGAGTGATCTCGGTGTATATGGATCTCCAGAAGACTTAGCTTATGCTGAGGCAATCAGTTTGGAACCAACATACCAAAGTCAACATCTATATGGCGATGGTCTTATCATTGCAGAAATCACATCGGATAAAGGAATGACAGGTTCATTGTCACTCGTACAACCATCAGATGCTTACGAAATCGCGATGAAACGTAAGAAAGCTGTATCCGGTGGAACGGCTGATGTCACTCAAAAAGATAGTGTTGAACACGCTATTTACTTCGAAGTTGACAGTTTACAGGGTGGAGTAAGCAAAACCGTCAAAGTATGGTTGCTTAATGTGACATCAGGGAAACCTAGTGAAACATTCACTCAAAGTAAAGAAAATCCAACTCTCAACAACATCGAAATACCACTAGTTATTTTAGGCGAAACCCTTCAAAACTCAGCTGGTACTGCAGATGAAGTTGATTCAAATGGTAATACAGTAAAAGTTACTCGTATTACAGCTAAGCCAACAGATACAGGATATGCAACATTCGGTAACACTGTACCTGTACCTAAGGTTACTGCATAGGAGGTAGAACATGATTCAAATCACGATTCCAACAGTTGAGCATGTTGATAAAGAAGGCAAAATTGAAGCAGTTCATGGCAATCTTGACTTAACCATTGATACATCATTCAATGCTCATTTGAAATGGGAAGAACATTTTCAGCAAATCAAAGGTGTTGATCTTTCAACGATGACATCAGTAGTTCAAGAATGGATTAAAGATCCAAAAGAAGCAGTTAAGCACATGCCAGATTTATTACGTGTATTATACTGTTTCGTTGATTCGAATAAGTTACCTACCTTTAGTCATTTTGTGAAGATGCTCAATCAAGAGAACTTCACAGTCTTTATCGAAAAAATTTCAACAGTGATCCAGGAGGTCGGAAAGACCGCCTCAAAAAACTAATGGCACGGTCTCAGCATTTAATTGATTTAGCTCGTCTGGTCTTTGGCGATCTTGAATCTAGCGAAGGTTCCGTGCCTTCAGTTTTAAAGACCATTAGAAGAGCTTCACAACATGGGATTGAATACAATCTCATGAAGCGCTTGAATTACCACGATCTACAAGCTCAAATCATTGAATACGAAATTCAAACCTTAGAGGCTGAATTGAGAAGACGTGAAGAAGAGCGATTAAGTAAAGCAGGAGTATCAAGAAGAAAAGCGACTCCTGCCGATATTGAAAAGTTCTTTGCTTAGGAGGATTCTTTATGTCTAAAACCAAAGGGTTAACGATACCCATATCAACAGACACCAGAAAATTTAATTCAGAAATAAAGAAGCTTACGGGTGAGGCTAAACAGCTTCAAAAAAGCTTAGAACTTGAATTTGATAATAAGCGATTTGCTGAGGCACAACGTTTAGCACAGCAAGCTCTAGATAAAACAGAAAAACATGCTATTGCTTTAAAGAATGAAATGAAGAAGATTGAATCTGAAGGTAAAGTTGATACAGCTGAATACCAAAAGCTTCAAAGCGAACTCTTGAAGACTGAAAGCAAAGCAGTCATGCTTAAAAAGAATCTGGATGAAATTAATCAGATCAAGTTAAATAATTTAGTCAATGGATTTAAGAATGTTGGAGATTCGATTACAAAAGCAGGACAAGCATTAATACCATTCAGTGCAGCCGCAGGAGCTGCTTTAGGTTCTTTAGTTGCCATGGGATTAAACACAGTTAAATATGCTGATAATCTGAAGACGATGGCGGACAGAGTAAACATGTCTGCGACAGCTCTTCAAAAATGGCAATATATAGCAATGCAAACAGATGTCACAAATGATGAACTACAAGCAGGATTAGTTAAGACTCAAAGTGCTTTTGCATCGTTTGCTAAAGGCGATTCAGATAATGCAACTAAAGCACTTGAATCACTTGGATTTACTGCAGAACAAGCTGCACAAGGCATGGAAGCGAACTTTGAACAAATGGTCCAGGCTTTATCAAGCATTCAAGATCCAATGCTTCAAGCTGCTTATGCAAATGACATCTTTGGCGATCGAATGGGATCTAAACTAATACCAATGCTTAAGTCCGGTGGAGCAGGCATCCAGGAACTAGCTGAAGAATTCAAGCAGTTCAATGTATTGACTGAAGAGCAAATAGGCAGTCTAGCAAAGTTTGACAATGCACTCAATAATACGAAGTTTGCATTTTCAACAATCAAGAATGAAATCGGTGTTGCGATGCTTCCTGTTATGGAATCATTCAATCAAATGTTAAACGAAAAGATTATTCCAGCTGTTCAAAGATTAGCATCCTGGTTTACGAATTTATCTGATTCACAAAAGAACACACTGGTCACAGTTCTAGCTGTAGTTGCAGCCATGGCCCCAGTTTTATTAATCATAGGTAAACTCACATCTGGTATTGGATCCATGATAGGCATGGTCTCAAAGCTTCATGGCGCATTGAACATGCTGTCCGGACACCCAATTATCGCAACAATAGGCATTGTAGTAGGATTAATGGCACTCTTATATGCAACCAATGAGGATTTCAGAGAGTCAATAAACGCTTTGGTTGGGACACTATTTGATGCCCTTGGACCGATATTATCAATTTTAATAGGCATTATAAAAACACTCATTAGTAATGTTATGCCATTAATTGAAATTTTTGGTAATTATTTAGCACAAAGCATAAGAACACTGATGACCGTACTAGATCCAGTTATTAAGATGCTATCTGCGATACTGATTCCTGTTTTAAGCATGATTTCACCAATATTAAAAATAATGTCAATTCAAATGATTCCTTTAATGGCACTATTTGGCTTGTTAGGTAAAATTATGAAGTGGTTTGGGGATACATTAACGAAAGTTTTCTCTGGTATACCAGCCATAGTTGACGCAGTTCTAAGTTATCTTGAGAATAAAATGAACAAATTCATTGATTTTATCAACGTTATTATACGAGAAATCAACAAACTAGGTAAACATCTAGGTTTTACAATTGGCGAACTAAGCAACGTTAAGTTCCAATTAGAAACAAGTGGAACCTATACACAAATTGAAAGTGATGAAACACCAGGTGTTGATTCACTTCCATCTCAAGCAATTCAAACAGCAACGGTAAATAACAATAATACGTCATCAGTGATTAACAATACAGACTATTCAACAAAAAATGTAACCATCGAAGTGACTGTTCAAAACTATGCTGAGACTGCTGATGTCGATGAAATGGTTAGACAAATCAATATCAAGCTGGCGGAGGCAATGTAATGATAAGAAAATTTAAACTATGGAATTATCAAATGACAAGTTCATATGATATCTCATTAAATTCGATAAAGGTAACTGATGTAAAAGGACTAGGTTCGAATATTAATCATCAAGTTTATGATGACAAATATAAAAAAACTATTTTAAAAAGTGATATCAAGTTTTCTGATATTGAATTAACAATCATATTTGGGCTAAAAAACAACGCCTATGCGGATTTTATGAACTTCATGCAGTTCTTATCAACTAATGGCAAAAGGCCTTTCACGCTTGAATATACGCGTAATTCAGCTACAAGGTATGTTGATGTTATGCCGAAGAATATGCCAAAGTCTCAAAAGACAGAATATGGCACAATTACAGAAGCATTCACATTTGAAAGATTAACCCCATACTATGAACTTATTGAAGAAACCGATGTAACATCTGTAGTTATAGAAAATGACTACATCGAAGATATTAAACCTATCATCAAAATTAAAGGTGCGTCATCAGCATCAACTATTCTAAAGATTAAT